GGTAATTCGGACCCCGTTGTATTCCTAGATATAAAGTAACACTAGCCGCCTACCGGACAGAATTTTCTTTATGAGTTTAAACGCGTTAACACAAATCCAAGCGGCGGCGCTGTTGTCGATTGCGCCACGCACGTTGCGTGATTGGGTTGATTGCCCACGCAATCAGGACGGCAGTTATCCCGGCCCTGCACTGGTAGCGTACTACGTCGCCAAACTAAACGGCAACGGCGAGTACGACAACCAGCGCGAACGACTCGCGGCAGCGCAAGCGGAAAAAGTCGAGACGGAAAATTTAGTGCGACGCGGCCAGTTGTGCGAAGTCGAAGCGGTCGCTTCGTTGTGGGCAGACGTGTTAACTAACGTCAAGTCTAAACTGCTAGGATTACCGACTAAACTTGGACCCCAACTTGTCAACAGAAACGAACCCGGTCAAATCGTCGGCATCATCCGACAGGAAGTCGTCGACATACTCGACGAACTTTCGTCTGATACTGGCCCGTTGTCGGGAGGCATTGAAACCGCCACCGACGTTGACCGTGAGCCAATGGGCGGACCAATACCGGAGACTGTCTAGCGAGTCTTCCGCCGAACCGGGCATTTGGCGTACCGACCGTGCCGAGTATCAACGCGGCATCATGGACGCCATTACCGACGACCGGGTACGCGAAGTTTGGGTAATGAAGTCGGCGCAAGTTGGCTGGACGGAAATTCTAAATAACGTCATCGGCTATCACGTCCATCAAGACCCGGCCCCAATGCTGTTAGTGCAGCCGACGCTAGAAATGGCGGAAGCATGGTCGAAGGACCGACTAGCGCCCATGATCCGAGACACAGCGGCGCTGGCTAGCAAGATTGCCGACCCGAAGTCACGCGATAGCGGCAATACGCTATTGCACAAGAAGTTTACCGGCGGTCACTTGACCGTAGCCGGTGCGAATAGTCCTTCAGGTTTGGCGAGTCGGCCAATCCGAATCGTACTGTTCGACGAAGTGGACCGTTACCCGGCGAGTGCTGGCAGCGAGGGCGACCCGATTAGTTTAGGTCGCAAGCGCACCGCAACCTTTTGGAGTCGTAAAGTTTTGGCTGGATCGACGCCAACGATTAAAGGTTCTAGCCGCATCGAAGCCGGGTTCGAATCCGGCGACCAACGGTTTTATTACGTGCCGTGTCCGCATTGCGACGAATACCAACGCTTGCAGTGGTCGCAAGTGAAGTGGCCGGACAATCAGCCGGAGTTAGCCTGTTACGTATGCGTGGCGTGTGGCGCTACGCTCGACGAGGCAGACAAGGCGGTTATGTTGCGCGAAGGCGAGTGGCGCGGCACAAAAGAGTTTCGAGGAATCGCGTCGTTTCACATTAGCGAACTGTATTCGCCATGGTCCACATGGGCAGATATGGCGGTCGCTTTTGTCGAGGCGAAACGATTTCCCGAAACTTTGCAAACGTGGATCAACACCGCGTTAGGCGAGACATTCGAGGAACGCGGCGAGGAAGTCGAGTCTGTTGGCTTGGCAGCGCGACGCGAACAGTACGACCCGGCCACGATTCCGTCGGGCGTCCTGATGCTAACGGCTGGCGTCGACGTGCAAGACGACCGATTAGAAGCCACGGTCGTCGGCTACGGACGCGACGAAGAAACGTGGGTTATCGAACACCACGTACTTCGAGGCGATCCGGGTTCCGAGTCGCTATGGCGCGATTTGGATAATTGGCTGTTGCAGAAACGAACGACGGACGACGGACGCACGCTGTTAATTGAAGCGGCGGGTATCGACTCCGGCGGTCACTTCACGCAACAGGTATATGGATATGCCGCCAAACGAAAGGCCCGAAGGGTTTGGGCTATCAAAGGTGCGGGCGGATTCGGTCGATTGATTTGGCCGAAACGCGCAGGGCGGGCGGGGCGCACGTCGGCACAAGTTTTTATTGTCGGCGTGGATACGGCGAAAGATGTTTTGTTTGGTCGACTAAAGCGAATACAGCAACCCGGTGCGGGTTACGTCCACTTTGCTAATTCGCTCGACGAAGTGTACTTCGACCAACTAACCGCCGAAACGCTAGTACACCGCATGGTGCAGGGTCGACGTGTGCGTAGTTACCGCCCGCGCACGTCTGGATCGCGTACAGAGGCGTTAGACTGTTTCGTGTACGCTTATGCGGCATTCATCGGTCGACAGGGGCCAATGGTTTTGCCGAATCGCAAATCAAACGAAAAACCTGTCGAGCAACCGGTAGCCGCAGCGACGCAAGTTGCCGAGCAACCGAAACCGGTTCGACGGCCATTGCCGAATCGACCGCGTGGTGGTGGTGGCGGGTGGGTAAACGGGTGGAGATGATATGGCAAATTTATTTGATTCCAGCAACTACCCGGTAATAGAACCGGACACTTTACAGGCCGGGGACAGGTGGGCGTGGAAACGTCCCGACTTGATTAGCGACTATCCGTCTTCGGCATACTCGCTGTCGTATGTGTTCCGCCGTGACGTGACCGGCGAACGAATCGCCGTTAGCGCGACGCCGGGATCAGATAGTTACGTTGTCGAAGTTGCATCTAGCACAACGGCAAACTACGAACCCGGAAAATACCATTGGGTCGCCTACATCACGCGCACGTCGGATTCGGCCCGCGTCGAAGTCGGCTACGGCACGACGGAAGTTAAGGCGAACAAAGCCACGTCGAGCGAGGACCCACGGTCGTTCGCCCAAATCGCGCTAGATAACATCGAAGCGTACTTAAAGGACCCGACCAACATTGCAGCCGCGTCGTACTCAATTGCGGGTCGCAGTTTGTCGCGTTGGAATCGCGCCGATTTGTTTGTCGAGCGTGACCGGCTGAAGGGCGAAGTCAACCGCGAGAAACAAGCCGAGAAACTCGCCCGTGGGCTAGGATCAAATAGCACGGTTCGTGTGAGGTTTACCGTATGAAGTTATTAGACCTTTTCAAGCGAACCCCGAAGAAACCCCGACGCCGCGCATTTGAAGCGGCCAACACTGGTCGATTGTTCAACGATTGGATGACGGCCACAAAGTCTGCCGACGCGGACATTCGATATACGCTTAAGGCAATGCGGGCGCGATCACGCGACCTTGCCCAAAACAACGATTACGCACGACGTTACCTAGACTTGGTGGCAACCAACGTGGTCGGACCGCGTGGCATTACGCTACAGGTTCGCGCACGGGAGCCGAACGGCGCACTGGATCAACTGGCAAACCAAATTTTGGAACGTGCCTTTTATCAATGGGGCAGACCAGGAATTTGCACAGTCGATGGCCGGTTGTCGTGGGTCGACGCGCAAAAAGTATTTATCGAATCGGTGGTGCGCGATGGCGAATGTTTCGTGTTGTTCGTGGAAGACGAAGCGAACCCGTTTCATTTCCGCTTGCAATTCATCGACGCCGATTTGGTCGACCAAGACAAAAACGAAGTATTACCCGACGGAACCCAAATCCGCATGGGTGTCGAGGTTGACGCGACCGGGCGTCCGGTTGCGTATTACGTAAAGGTTCGCCATCCAGACGACTACCAATATTCGGGACAGTACGTCCGCGATATTCGTATCCCGGCTGATCGCATGATTCACGCATTTAGACAGGATCGCGTCGGACAGACACGCGGCACGCCGTGGACGGCAACCGCGATGACGCGGCTTAAAATGTTGGGCGGTTATGAAGAAGCCGAGTTAGTCGCCGCGAGAATCGGCGCGTCAAAAATGGGTTTCTTTATTTCGGAATCCGGCGACGAATTCCAAGCCGACGGCCCGAACGCCGACGGCACGCTAAATATGAACGCGCAACCCGGCGAGTTTATGCAACTTCCGGCGGGCGTAAACTTTAAGGAATACAACCCGCAGCATCCGTCGACCGCGTTTCGTGAATTCGAAAAGGCGATGTTGCGCGGTATCGCGTCCGGCTTGGGCGTGTCTTACACGTCGCTTGCGAACGATTTGGAATCGGTTTCGTATTCGTCCATTCGCCAAGGGTTGTTAGAAGAACGCGACCAGTGGCGAACGGTCCAGCATTGGATGATCGAACACTTTTGCCAGCCGGTGTACTTGCGTTGGTTGCGTAACGCGCTGGACTTCGGCGCGGTATCGCTACCCGGCAACAAGTATTTTAAATTTAGCGAGACACAATGGGTTCCGCGTGGCTGGCAATGGGTCGACCCGCGCAATGAAGCCGAAGCGCAGATTGTCGCTATCAACAACGGTTTGATGACGCGCACGCAAGCACTCGCCGAACGCGGGTTAGACATTGAAGACGTGTTGCGCGAAAGGGCATCCGAAGACGAACTAATTACATCGGTTGGCGTGACGTTGCCGGGTGGCACAGCGCCGCAGAATGTAGCACCGGGGGTTTAACATGGCCGGTACTCACGACATTGTTTGCGATCAAGGCGCGACATTTACGCGTATATTCACTTGGGAAGATTCCAGCGGCATTCCTATTGACTTAACTTTGTATACGGCGCGAATGCAAGTGCGGGCTACGATTGGCTCACTTTCCACCCTGCTGTCACTGACAACAGAAAACGGTGGTATATCACTGGGTGGCACAGCAGGAACTATTACCGTCACTGCAACGGCTATACAAACCGCAGCCGTCGCAGCCGGTTGTTATGTATACGACCTTGAAATGGTGACGGGTGCAGTTGTCACGCGTTTAGTGCAAGGATCATTCACAGTTGATGCCGAGGTGACGCGATGAGCGAAACCAAGTTGAATAACATTATTGTTTCCGAGACAACGCAAAACGTCATTGTGCGTGCGCCGGGTCCATCCGGTGCGGCTGGTCCTACTGGTCCAACCGGATCGACGGGCGCGACTGGTATAACGGGGCCAACCGGCGCGACCGGTGCATTTGGACCGACCGGACCGACCGGCGTGCAAGGCGCACAAGGCATCGTTGGACCAACTGGCGCAACCGGCAACGTCGGGCCTACTGGTCCGACTGGCAGTCAAGGTATCCAAGGCGTCATTGGTCCGACAGGACCACAAGGCGTGCAAGGCATCCAAGGCGTGCAGGGTGTAGTTGGTCCGACTGGTCCACAGGGAATCCAAGGCGTGATTGGTCCGACCGGGCCAACTGGTAATACCGGCGCAACTGGTCCACAAGGCCCAACAGGGCCAACCGGCGCACAAGGCGATGCGTCAACTGTGCCGGGGCCAACTGGTCCGCAAGGCATCCAAGGCGTGCAGGGCGAAACCGGAGCGCAGGGAATCGCGGGGCCAACTGGTCCGCAGGGCGCACAGGGTGATACCGGCCCTACGGGTCCGACTGGCGCAGCATCTAATGTTGCTGGTCCTACCGGACCTACCGGGGCGCAGGGCGTCCAAGGTGATATTGGACCGACCGGCCCGCAAGGGCCGCAGGGTATCCAAGGCGTACAAGGCAACGTTGGGCCTACTGGCGCAACTGGCGATATTGGCCCAACTGGTCCAACGGGTGCAGCGTCTAACGTAGCCGGTCCGACAGGCCCGACCGGTCCGCAAGGCGCAGACGGGCAATCGTCAAGTTTCTACGAATATCAAGCGGACACGAACGCGACAAGCGGCGTTCCTACTGCCGGTCATTTGTACTGGAACAATGCCACGCAGATTTCAGCGACCGCGATTGTTTTGAGCCATTTGGAACAAAACAATTTAGACATAGATATTTTCTTGGCGATTTTGAAGGATGGCGATGTTATCGTCCTCCAAGATCGTAATAATTCCGCGAACTTTCAAAAATGGGAAGTTAACGGAACGCCGACCGTCGTATCAAACAGTTATGTTTCGGTTCCCGTTACGCTAGTCACTTCAGGCGGCACAGGCACAACCAATTTTGCTAACAACCATCAACTGATTGTTGTTATTCAGTCTGTCGGTTTAGTCGGTCCGACCGGACCGCAAGGTGTAACGGGTCCAACTGGCCCGGTTTCTACCGTTCCCGGTCCGACTGGTCCAACCGGGCCGCAAGGTATCCAAGGTGACGTTGGCCCAACTGGACCGCAAGGATCGCAAGGTATCCAAGGCATACAAGGCGACGTTGGCCCGACTGGTCCGACAGGATCGCAAGGTATCCAAGGTGTGACCGGTCCGACTGGTCCACAGGGGATACAGGGTGTCGCTGGTCCAACAGGCCCGACAGGTATACAAGGTATACAGGGCGAAGTTGGACCGACAGGACCGCAGGGAATCCAAGGCGTCCAAGGTGTCCAAGGCGAAGTCGGCCCGACTGGTCCGACAGGTCCACAGGGTATACAGGGTGTCGCGGGGCCGACTGGACCGACTGGTAGCACTGGCGCAACTGGCGCTGTTGGACCTACCGGACCAACTGGCGCGACAGGCGATACCGGACCAACTGGCCCGCAAGGTGTACAGGGTATACAGGGCGTGCAAGGTGCGACCGGTCCGACTGGCGCAACGCCGACAGTTGGCGGCAGCGATACACAAGTGCTGTTCAACGACGCTGGCGCTATCGGTGGCGATGCTGGTTTTACTTACAATAAAACCACGGACGCGGGAAGCATTGGCGCGTTAGCACTTTCGGCTGGCAATTTGTCGTTTACGACTACAGGCCAGCGCATCACGGGCGATTTCAGCAATGCGACGCCGGTTAACCGGCCAATGTTCCAAAGCAGTACGACAAACGGGTACACAGTTGTTCGTGCAATACCAAACGGAACCAGCCAATACGCTGAAATCGGGCTTGGTAATAACTCCGACGCGACTTCCGCTACTTCAACATTTTTTATGTCATTGAGCGCGACAGAGGCGCGAATTGCCTCTAGTCAAGCAAATACAGGGACATTGCTTCCGCTAACTTTTCAAGTTGGAGGGAACGAAAGATTTCGTATTGACACATCAGGACAATTAGGCATCGGCGGCGCTAACTATGGTTCGTCCGGTCAAGTTTTGACTAGCAATGGCAGTGGTGCGGCCCCAAGTTGGCAGAGTGCCGGTGGCGGAGCGCCGGATTACATAACACAATCTTACGGTATCGTTTGAGGTAATCAAAAATGGCAACAGCAGCACAATACGCAGCGACCCCGCGTGCAGCAGTCGGGCAAGTCGTAACAGCCAACACTAACCGTGATGGCACAGGCACGCTTGCGACAATCTTTACGGCTGGATCGTCTGGATCGCGTGTCGATGACATTAAAATTCAAGCGTTAGCGACAACGACAGCCGGTGTCGTGCGTTTGTTTTTGCACGACGGCACTAACGCTCGACTATGGCAAGAAATCATGGTCACAGCGACTACTCCTAGCACATCCGTACAGGCATTTAATACGACGCTTTATAATCAAGCGTTAGTTTTGCCCAATGGTTGGTCGCTTCGCGCATCAACCAATAATGCCGAAGGTTTTAATATTTTGGTGACTCGCGCTGGAGACTTCTAAAAATGAACCCCGGAACATACGCAGGAGTTGGGAGCGGCGCATCGGGTGACACAATCACCGGATTTCAGCAATCGCACATCATCAAAACTTCGCAATCTATTACAGCGCCAGCCGGAACAAAACGCATTGAAGCATTGATTGCTGGCGGTGGCGGGTCCGGTGGTGGAAATACCGGCGGCGGCGGTTTTGGTGGGCTTGCTGTAATGGGCATTCCTGTTACTGGTAGACCATACGATATTGTTGTTGGCGCTGGCGGCATCAATAGCGCACCGGGGAATCCGTCGCAAGTTTGGTCGGCTGGCATGATGTACGCCGAGGTTGGCGGCGGCGGCGGACATGGCGCCGGAGAGGCAAAAAATGGACGCTCTGGCGGCTCTGGTAGTGGTTCTGGTTCGCAAAACTTTGGTGGGCATGGTGGAGCGCCACCGTTTGGTGAGTTGCTCTGGTATTACGCGCCAACGTATTCAAATATAACTTGGCAACCAAGAAACACGGCATACCCGGAGACTGTTTACGGAACAAATAATGCGGGATTTGGCGCGTATTACAACGGAAACAGCGGTACGTATGCCTTACAAGCGATACGCGGATCGCTAGGCGGCGGCGGTGGCGGCGGTTCTGCTGCTATTGGTCCCGCGTATGGCGGTGGCGGCGGTGGCGGCGAACCTACCTACGGAGGAACCGCAGGTAACTTGGGTGGCGGCGGCGGATCGATGAGTAATGGCGGCGTTTACGCTGGTGGATCATTGACAACGGTTAGCATTTGGGGAATTACAGGCAAGGCTAACGGAAACGGCGCTAACGGCGGTGCTGGCGGCGGCGGCGGTTTGTTAGGTGCTGGAGTAACTGGGTCATATACGCTTGGCGCATTGATTGGTTACACCTCCGACTGGGACCCGATATATTACGTAAATTATACTGGCGGCGATGGTGGCGACGGTGGTGGTGGCGGCGGCGGTGTATACGTACCCGGATTTGTGCAAGTTTACTATGACGCACAGGGACAATATTGGGATCAATATGTACAGCCAATAGGTCCAAATTTACGCAATGGAAATGGCGGAAACGGATTCGTCATTCTTCGATTTTTCTTTTGAGGTGTGACATGGGACTATATGCCATCGTTAAAGGCGGAATTGTCGATGCTGTTGCTATAGCGGATTCGCCACTCGAAACCGACGGAATCTGGATTTGCATAGACGACATGGACCCGAAGCCGTTTCGCGGGTGGGCATACGAAGATGGCGTATTTTCTTATGAAGCGCCAAAAGTATATGTAAAGAAATCGACAATCCGCGCTGTTTTGTCGGACGTGTGGGAAAAAATTGAGAATGCCGCGTCATCGGACGACAATGTAAAGCAATGGCTCGATAAGATTGCATTGCAAGAATCGCAAGAATTTACTCAACAATACATAGATGAATTGCTTTCACTTGTTAAAGGCAAACTAATTACATTGCAGCAATTCGAGAAATTGCGACCGAATAGTGGTTTTTATATCGAAATCGAATAGGTGAAATTTGAAAATTGCCGTTTACGCTATCAGCAAGAACGAAGCGCATTTTGTTAAGCGATTTTGCGAATCTGCAAAAGACGCCGATTTAATACTGATAGCCGACACTGGCAGTACGGACGATACCGCGATTGTTGCCGCCGAATGTGGCGCAGTTGTCCAAGATATTTGTATCACGCCATGGCGATTCGATACGGCGAGAAATGCGGCACTGGCACTATTGCCGCGTGACATAGACGTTTGCATTTCGCTCGACCTTGACGAAGTATTGGAACCGGGCTGGCGCGAGGAAATCGAACGCGTCTGGACGGAAGGCACAACCCGGTTGCGGTATTACTTCGATTGGGGTTGCGGGATTAAATTTCTGTACGAAAAAATCCACGCACGGCATGGTTACTTGTGGCATCACCCATGTCACGAATACCCCGTGCCGGATGGCCGTATAACGGAAGTGTGGGCGCAGACTGACAAACTTTTGGTTAGCCATCATCCCGACCCGACGAAAAGTCGTGGACAGTATTTAGATTTGTTGGCGGTATCGGTAAAGGAAGACCCGCACTGTCCGCGCAATGCGTTTTATTACGCACGCGAACTGACCTTTTATCAGAAGTGGCACGAAGCAATAGCCGCTTTGAATAAGTATCTTGCCATGCCGCAAGCGACGTGGCCGAACGAACGCTGTTACGCGTACCGCTTACTTGGCAAGTCGCACGCCGAGTTAAACGATTACGCGCAAGCCGAAGGGTACTTATTAAAAGCGTGTTCGGAAGCACCGAATACCCGCGAACCGTGGTGCGAATTAGCAATGCTGTATTACCGGCAAAACCGGTGGGCGGAGTGCTACGCGGCGTCGATGCGGGCGCTGTCGATTAAGGATCGTGCGCTGGTTTATACGTGCGACCCGGCGGTATGGGGCCACTGGCCGAACGACCTAGCCGCCGTGTCCGCGTGGCATTTAGGACTGCAAGCCGTAGCAGTCGAGCAAGGCAAACTAGCCGTAGAAGCGTCGCCAGATAACGCAAGACTGGCCGAAAATCTCAAATGGTATTTGGGAGAAAAACATGGCGATTGACCTACAACCGACGGCAACGATGGCCGAGGAAGCCGAACGCGGGTTAGCGTGGCGCGAGGAATTCGGACGGGGCGGAACCGCCGTCGGCGTTGCTAGGGCGCGTGATATAAAAAACCGTGTTACATTATCACCGGAAACTGTCCGACGGATGGTTTCGTATTTTGCAAGACATGAAGTCGACAAGCAGGGCGCAGGGTGGTCGCCGGGGGAAGATGGCTACCCGTCCGCCGGACGGATTGCATGGGCGCTATGGGGCGGCGATCCGGGCCGCGCATGGGCGAATGAAAAAGACCGGCTATTAGATGCCGAAGAAAGCGAGGGTCGGAATATGGACCAACAAAGACACATTGTCGCCGTCGTCGAGGACGAAGCGACCGTAACCATTACGTTCGAAAAATCCGTAATGGACATGGACGAATCCGAGGAAGCCGAAGCCGCAATCGAAGCGGTCGAGGAAGCCGCCGAGGATGAAGCCGAGTTAGTCGGCGAACGTCCGAAAGATATGTTCGGTAACGAGCCGTGGGAGGAAGATTACGCAGGACCGGCCAAACGAAAAGGCCCGGAGAAACGCGTATTCCGCAGCGCGGTATTTGAACGCGAGTCGGTGCAGGACGCCGACCGCCGGGTGAGTTTAGCATTCTCCAGCGAAGCCGCAGTCGAGCGCGGTTGGGGTATGGAAGTGCTGGACCATTCGCCCGGTGCGATAGATTCATCGTTTATTGGTAGTGGCCGTGCGCCGCTACTGGTCGACCATGATCCCGCCGACCAAATCGGCGTGGTCGAAATGGTTTCCTTGGGTTCGGATCGTGTTGCACGCGCCGTCGTTCGCTTTGGGAAAAGCCAACGAGCCGAGGAAATTTGGCAAGACGTGAAAGACGGGATACGTGGGAACGTGTCTGTTGGATACGTCATTAACGAGATGGTTTCTGACGGGAAGCGTGATGGCCGGGAGGTTTACCGCGCAACCAGTTGGTCGCCACTCGAAATTAGTATCGTGTCCATTCCGGCAGATACTAGCGTCGGCGTAGGCCGAAGCATGGCGGAAACGCCGAAACCGGAAGTTATTTCACATTCACCGAAGGTACAAATTATGAGCGAAATTAACAGCGAAGCCGTCCGCGAAGACGGCATGAAGGCCGAGCGCAGCCGCGTTTCGGCGATTATGGACCTTGCTTCACGTCACAACCAGCGCGACCTTGGCGAGTCTGCCGTGCGCGAGGGTGCGACTATTGAGCAATTCCGTGGTGCGTTGCTCGACAAGGTGGCGTCCAAGCCGCTTAACGTCGACGTGGAAGTTGGCCTGTCGGACCGCGAGGCGCGTTCGTTCTCATTCGTGAAGGCCATTCGCGCCCTTTCGAACCCGCAGGATCGCCGCGCACAGGACGATGCCCGCTTCGAGTTTGAAGTCTCCGAAGCAGCCGCCAAGAAGGAAGGCCGAGACAGCCGTGGTATTACCGTTCCGGTGGACGTGCTGAAGCGTGACCTGACCACCTCGATTGCGTCCGGTACGTCGAAGGCTGGCAACCTTGTTGCCACGGACCTTTTGGCCGGTTCGTTTATCGACGTGTTGCGTAACAAGATGGTCCTTAACACGTTGGGCGCGCAATTCCTGACGGGCTTGCAGGGCAACGTGGCGATCCCGCGTAAGACTGCCGGTGCGACTTCGTACTGGGTCGGTGAGAACAGCGCCCCGACCGAGGGCAACATGACCTTTGATCAGGTTACGTTGTCGCCGAAGACGCTTGCCGCGTATGTCGACTACAGCCGTCGCTTGATGTTGCAGTCGTCAATGGATGTCGAGACGATGGTGCGTAACGACCTTGCCGCGTCAATCGCCGTGGCTATGGACGCTGCTGCTATCTCCGGTTCGGGTTCTAACCGTCCGACCGGCATTCTCAACACGTCCGGCATTGGTTCGGTGACGCTTGGCACGAACGGCGGCGCGCCGACTTGGGCCATGGTCACGGGCCTTGTTAAGGAAGTCGAAATCGACAACGCGTTGACGGGTGCGGCGGCGTTCCTGACCAACGGACAGGTTAAGGCGAAGTTGGCGTCGACTCCGAAGCAGACTTCGGGCGTCGAGGGTAACTTCCTGTTGGGACCGGACGTGAACAGCATCTACGGTTATCCGTTGGTGGTGTCGCAGCAGATTCCGGGCAACTTGTCGAAGGGTTCGGCGTCCGGCACGCTGTCTGCCATGATCTTCGGCGTGTGGAGCGACTTGCTGGTTGGTCAGTGGTCGGGCATCGACCTTATGGCCGACCCGTACACTGGCAGCAACGCCGGTACGGTCCGCATCGTGGCGTTCCACGACTGCGACTTCGCCGTGCGCCATGTCGAGTCGTTCGCCGAGTGTAACGAGATTGTGACCGCCTAATAACGGCGCAGTCTTGATTGATCTAGCATCAATCCGGGGCCGTCATTCGGGACAACGTGCTGTTGTCTTGGGTGGCGGCCCCGCCTTGTTATCGGACTTGCGCCGGGTCCGGCCACGCGTCCAGCGGGACGGCGTGTGGATTGGCGTTAACCAGCATTCGTTATTGCTGGCGTTAGATTACGTGGTGTATCAGGACCGGGAACTATTCCCAATCCTGACCGGCCACGGGTTCCCGTTGGTCACGCACCATAAGGACCAAGCGGATATATGGTCGGGCATTGTTCCCGACTTTGGCTTTTCCGGCGGCACTGCCGTCTGGATTGCCGAGTATTTAGGGTGCGAAGAAATTATCGTGTGCGGTTGCGATAACTACATGGAGAATCGCCGTTACTGGCATTCCAAGGTTGGCGACCGAGGGTTGGAATTAGGCATTTCGGCGATTGGTGCGTGGCAGCACGTCCGCGACCGAATGCAAGACCCGACAAGGGTAAAAGTTGTATCAGGGACACTAATTAAGGTATTTTCCGCGTATGAAGGTTGAAATGCGACGGTCCCGTATGTATATGGGCCGAACCTTGGAAGCCGGACGGGTTGTCGAAGTCGACGACAAATTTGGCTATTGGCTAACGTCAAAAGGAATGGCGGTCCCGTATCACGGCGCGGAACCAGTCGCGGAACCGTCGATGCTGGACACCGTTTCTAACTTGATCGAAACACAGGTTAAGAAACGTGGACGACCGGCAAAAGGAAATTCTTAAATACCGACAGGTTTACGCGAAATATCCAGATTACCGGATGTTTCCCGACCGGCTACAGCCGGTTGTCGCCGCTTTAAAGGGCCAGTCGGGTTCATTTCTCGACGTGTCTTGTGGCCGTGGCGAGTTGCTGCAAGCAGCCGCCGACATGGGTTTTGCGCCAATCATGGGAACCGAAGCCGTACCGGAGTTGTGCGGCTACGGGATAACCGAAGCGCAGATACACGCGTTACCGTTCGACGATAACGCATTCGATGTGGTTACGTGCATCGACGTAGTCGAACATTTGCTACCGCAAGACGTAATCCCGGCATTGCACGAACTACAACGCGTCACGCGTAAGTATCTATTGATTGCCGCAGCCGACTATCCGACCTATTGGGATGGCGAGAACTTGCATCCGTCCGCTCGACCGTATTCGGCATGGGATCAACTTTTTAGACAGGAATTAACCGGCACGGTTCACGAAATCGGGCCAACGTCTACGTCGGTTATGTGGGGTATTACTTATGGCAGTTGAAACCGCAGCGGATCGCGCATCCATGTGCGCCGCGTCCGATTGGGGCGTTGCCGCTATCTACAAAAGCGGCGGCAAGCGTTACCCGGTGCAGGGCATTTTCGACCGTGAGTATATCGGCGTAAATGTGTCCGACGTAGAGTTTGCCAGCACGCTTCCAGCGTTCCATTTCCCGACCGCATCGTTACCGTGCCGTGCCTACGTGGGCGATACGCTTTATATCGACGACGACGTATACACGATTCGTAACATCGAAAACGATGGAACTGGCATCACTCGCTTGCGGCTGGAGGCGACCGAATAATGGCGCACGTAAGACAGCAAATCCGCGAAGCGTTTGCATCCGTCCTTACTACGGCAAACGTGGCATCGACGATTTCTTCGTCGCGTGTGTATCCGTTACCGGCAGACACGACGACAGCGGCGTTGATTTACACGAACGCCGATAGCGTTACTGACACGACATTGCACGCGCCGCGTAACCTAACACGCGAACTAATCATCGTGGTCGAGTGCGTTGCGCGAAAACTTGCAGATTTAGACGACCAGTTAGACACGCTTTGTAAAAACGTAGAAAACGCCGTTGGCGCTAACAACACGTTAAGCGGACTGGTTAAAGATTGCATCATGGCAGACACGACAATTACGCACGACTTCACAGGCGATGCGCCGATTGGGTCGGCTAGGATGCAATTTCGAGTTATGTATAGGACCGCAGAAAACAACGCGGAAATTTCAGTTTAGTTGAGAGGCAAAAAACATGGCAACACATCACGGATCGGAAGGATTGGTAAAGATTGGCGCAAACACGGTCGGCGAAGTCACCGGGTTTTCGTTCACGCTCACGGCAGAGTACGCCGAGGATACCACGCTGTCGGATACCGCGAAGACGTACAACGTCACCGCGATTACCGCGTGGAACGGTAGCGTTACCGCGTTTTGGGATGAAGGCGACACTAACGGCCAGTTGGCTTTTGTGACCGGCGCAAATGTGGCGTTGAAGTTGTACCCCGAAGGCGCGACGACTGGCGACACGTACTACTATGGCGATGCGTTGGTTACGGAAATTACCCGTAACGTGCAGCGCGGCGCGATCACCGAAATTTCGTTTAACTTCGTCGGTAACGGCGCGTTGACGACGGGTACAGCATCCTAACAGTTGAGGGTTTATGGATTGGAAAGATAAAGCCAAATCGCAATTCGCTGAACGGCGCAAGCCGGAAACGCTAGTTGCGATCCCGGTTCCCGAATGGGACACCACGGTTTATTACTGGCCGGATATGACGCTGGCGGAAAGACGCGAAATCTTTTTGCTAGCGAAACAGGACGGCGATTCGACCGTGTTGGACCTAGAAGCAATGGCGGTAACGCTGTTGGTTCGGGCGCGGGATAAGAACGGCAAGCGAATTTTCGTCAATGCGGAACGGCGCGAGTTGCTCAACGAATACGACCCGGAAGTGATGGCTACGATTGTCGCAGCCATGAACAACGGAACCGTATCGGTGGAGGACGCCGAAAAAAAATAATTGAGGACGTGCAATTAAGGATGATTTACGCACTGGCGTTACGTCTGCACGTCCTACCGGAACATATTTTCGAAATGACGGAAACCGATTTTTCCTATCTGATCGCAACCTGTAAGTTAGAAGCACAAGAGCAGGAAGACAAATGGCGCAAGCACAAGTAATCATTACCGCAGTCGATAGGACACAGGCGGCGCTAAAGTCGGTATCTAGCGGAATGAAAACGCTAGAAAAGACCGCGAAGGTTACTAGCAAGGCCATTAACCTTGCTTTTGGGTTGCTAACTGGCGCGGCATTGCTTGGAAGTTTTAACAAGATTGCCGAAGCCGCGAAGAAAACCGAGGAAGGCCGAAGGGCGCTGGATAGGTTCAATACAGCATTAAAAGACCCGGCATTAGTACAAGCCGCTAACAGTTTTACGGCAGCACTTGTTACTGGATTTGCAAAGGTAGTGGAGTTTTCCGCAGAGGCGCTTAAAGGCGTTAAGGCTATCGGCCAAGAAATGGGCGTGCTTGGTCCAGACATTGACCGTTCACAGTTGACCGGAAACCGTGGCGGGTTTCGTGGGTTTGCGGCGCGTGGTCGTCGCAATTTCAACGAAACGACCGCGATGGAAAACGACTGGAAGTTTCGGCAAAAGGCGCTGGCAACTGAAAAGAAGTGGGCCGAAGCCGCAGCGGAAGCACGCGCCAAGGTAAACGAAGCCGACGCAGCGCGGGCGCGAGAAATGGCCGCGTTTAAAAAAGACTTGGAAGAAATACCCGAGTTATTTTCTACATCGTTTACCGCAGCCGACGTAACCATGGCATCCAGCGTTCAAAATATGCTGGAAGAAATGAACATGGCCGACGATATGATGCTGAACTTTGCCCAACAAGCAGCATCCAGCATACAAACCGCGTTTGCCGATTTCCTGTTTGATCCGTTCCAAAACGGCTTGCGCGGCATGGTTAAAGGATTTATCGACGCGATCCGTCGCATGATTGCGGAACTAATGGCGTCGTATCTGTTGCGCCAATTCTTCCAGTATATGAGCGGCTTTGGCGGTATCGCCGGTAGCATCGGGCAGTTTGCCGTTTCTACGCTGTCGGCGCGGGCCATGGGTGGTCCGGTCACTGGCAACACGCCGTACATGGTCGGCGAACGTGGGCCGGAATTGTTCGTACCGAATACATCTGGCAGCATTGTTCCCAATCACGCCATGGGTGGCGTAACCGTGTCGCCGGTTTACAACATCGACGCACGCGGGGCCACGGCAGATTTGCAAAAGGCATTGCCGGGAATCATGGCCGAAAACAATCGGCGCATATTCGATGAACTAGACCGACGTTATGGGATAGGGCGATGACCGATTACATATTACCGCCGGATTTAGTCGCCAACGACATACAGTGGCGCATCCTAGACAACACCGCGTCGTATTCGTCGCCGCTTTCGGGAGCGGTTAAGACTTACTCACGGCCCGGTAATCGGTGGGCCGCTACACTGTCCTTCCGTGCGATATCGGATCAGAAACGCCGACGGTTGTTGTCATTGCTGGCCGCGTTGCGCGGTCGCTCAAATCGCCTATGGTTTACCGAACCCGGCTATTCGTTTGCGGGTTCGTTTTCCTGTCCCGAGTTGATCACCAATAACGCCGCAGTCGTGGCGACTACAGGGTGGTCATCGTCGAGCGCCGAAGTCGCGTTATCGGCAGACTCGCATTTTGGCTTGCGTCTTGCCCGCACAGCGGCCACAGCAGATGCCTACGCTTACCAAAGCGCAGCCACCACGGTTGCCAGTGCGCCCTACGCAATACGAGCCGTTTATGGGGCCGGAAAAGGCAACGTCCGTATTGGGGCGGCGGCTGGTACGTCGCAGGGCGGCACGACGCTGTTAAACGGCACTGTACGTACAACAGCCGGACGTTATACCGATTCGTTCACGGCGTCCGGTACATCGACGCACGTTAGTTTCTACGACTACTACAGCGGACGTGCAGCCGGGGCGTTTCAGTTTCTTTCGTGGGCGTCACTGACACGTTGTGCGCTAGTGGCGGGGGGATCGCAAACTGGCGGGGCGTTGAACATCGACGGCTTGCCGACTTCGACAAACGGGTTGGCCCGTGCGGGCGATTGGGTCGAGATTAACGGCGAACTAAAGCGACTAACGGCTGACCTTAATTCCGACAGCAGCGGCGCGGGTTACATCATGTTCGAGCCGACGCTACGCACGTCGCCAGCGGATAACACGGCAGTTGTGTTCCGTAATCCAATGGGTCGTTTCCTGTTGGCCGAGGATGCGGGCAGTTGGTCCACACGACCCGGCACGCTTTCAGAAATGACGATTGATCTAGTCGAGGACATAGCCTAATGACGCGTTGGGTTAGCAACACGAACCAAACGGAAGCGGCGAAGGCGTCGCTTTTTATTATCACGATGGCGAAACTGGAATTCGATTCCGGTACGGTCTACGTCCACGACGGCGTTGGAAGCGTAACCTTCGACGGTAATACGTACTTGGGCGTTGGCAAATACGGTTCGTTCGACATTATCGACGAAAACATTGATACCGTCGCCCGTGGAATCAAAGTCACGTTGTCCGGCGTCGATACGTCGCTGGTCCCTATCGTGATGGACGAAGTTTATCAGGGCCGACCGGCAACCTTTTACGTCGGCTTTTTGGATCAAAACCTAAACTTTGTCGCCGACCCCGAGGAAATTTGGTCGGGCCGCATGGACACCATGTCAATTAGCATGGACCAAAACAGCGCGGTCATTTCGTTATCTTGCGAATACCGTTTGAGAAAAGAGCCGGTATTAGCAAGGTTCACGGATGAAGACCAGCGACTAGCATTCTCTGGCGACACATTCTTTAACCTAACGCAATTCATCCCACGCTATAAAGCGACATGGGGCGACAAACCGACGAACTTTAGCGGTGGCGGCGGTCGTCCGTACGATCCTAACTTCCGCTTGGACCCGTTCTAATGCGACACGAAGATTGGGTCGACCGCTTGTTTGCGGCAATTGAGCAAGTTAGCACCGAAACCTTTGCATACGGCAAAAACGATTGTTGCCTGTTTTCGGCGCGTGTCGTCGATGCAATGACCGGTAGCGACTACGCAAAACGTCTTGCAGAAATGTATCACGACGAAAAAACCGCACTTGCTTACATCAATTCGCACGGTTCCATACAGGAAGCCGTGAAGGATTGGCTAGGCGAACCGTGTGTATCCCTAGCGTATACACAGCGCGGCGACGTTGTACTGTTCAACAACGAAGGACGCGAAACACTAGGCATTTGCGTTGGTGATCGGATCGTGACGGTCGGCGAAACCGGCATTGCTCACGTATCAATGGAACAGGCTATTTGCAGTTGGAAGGTTAACTAATGGCTCCAGTTGTAAGTGCGGTAACAAACTTCCTGTTGGTGGTTTTCGGCGGCACGTCTGCCGCAGCCACGGTTGCCGCGATGGTGGCGGCTAACGCCATTGTCTACATTGGCGGCAATTTGCTTTTGATGAAGGTTTCGCAAGCGTTGGGGCCAAAGGTTCCACGCGCAACGTCACGACCGCCCGACGTAGAATACTCCGATACGGTTGCACCGCGTCGCGTTGTATACGGCGAAAACAAGATTTCTGGAATGAACGTCATTCCGGCGATTGTGACCGGATCAAAGGGCGAATATCTGCATCAAGTGTTGGCGCTGGTCGGACACGAAGTCAACGCGATAAACACCGTTTACTTTAACGACGAAGCGTTAACGCTCGACGGAAGCGGTAACGTCACGGCTGGAAGTTTTGTCGGTAAAGCATCCGTCCGTAAATACACCGGCACATCAACGCAAACGGTCGACAGCATCCTAAACGCTGCGATTACGGAATGGGATTCCGACCACCGTGGACGCGGGATCGCGTATTTGGCGTTGCGTTATACCTTCGACCAAGAGGTATACCGCAATGGCAAACCCGACGTTACCTGTATCGTGCAGGGCAAGAAGTGTTACGACCCGCGATTGGATACGTCACCGGGTGCGAATCCGACGAACGCGACGTATGCGGCATACACGACCAACCCGGCGTTGTGTCTTGCCGACTATCTCATGGCGTCATATGGATTGAGTGAAGAAGGAAGCCGCGTCGATTGGGCGTCCGTTGTAACAGCCGCAAACATTTGCGACGAAAACGTAGCCATTCCGGGATCGACGACGCAAAAACGGTATACCTGTAATTTGGTGCTGGAAGCGACCGCCGAATTTGAAAACAACATTCAAGCATTGACACAGGCCATGATGGGCGCGTGCTACTACTCCGGTGGCAAGTGGCGCATGGCAGCGGGCGCGTGGTCATCGTCGGCGTTTAGCATTACCGAAGACGACATTGTTGGACAGGTAACGGTCCAGACGGCGCAGAGCCGCAAGCGCGAAGGTTATTACAACGCCGTTCGCGGACAGTTTGTCGACAAGGACCGTAATTATCAGCCGGTAGAATTCGAGCCGATTCTAAACTCGACATACGAATCGGAAGACGGCGAACGTATCTATACCGAAGTCGCGTTCCCGGCGTGCAATAACCAGTACGAAGCGCAGCGCAACGCCATCATTCTGTCGCGCCAATCGCGCCGACAAAAGACAGTGCAAGTCGTTTGCAGTCTCAACGCGTACAAAATACGTCCGTTCGAAACTGGCACAGTCACGATTGCCGAAGTCGGCTGGACTAACCAAACCGTGCGCTGTATCGGTTGGAAATTCCGACCGGAACCGGCCATCGAACTTACATTAATTGAAGCGTCATCGACCGATTACAGCGACCCATCTACGGGGACGTATGTAACCCCGGCATCCGTCGTGGTAAGCGATCCGGCGACTTACTCGCCCGGTTCGCCGCAGTCATTCACGGCAACGCAAGAAATCGAATCCATCTTGTTGTCGTGGGCCGCACCGTCTAACAGCGTCCCCGGCATTCTGTACCGCGTCTTTCAATACACAGCGTCGACGCCGTTTTCGTCGGCCACACAGATTTACGAAGGCGCAGACACACAGTTACGCGTGCCACGCACCGATACCGCAACGCGGTATTTTTGGGTGCAGTCGTACTATGGCGTTACTGGCGGTACATCCGACCCGACGCCATCCGGCGCGGGCCTGTCGTCGTCCGGCAAGATTGCCACGCTTAACGGCTACCTGACCAACGAAGCAACGCTAGTACCGGCGGATTCGTCCGGCACGGTTAGCAGTTATGCGGATGCGGTCGGATTGTTTAAGTTGTTTAGCGGCCCAACTGATGTTACGGCCAGCACGACCTTTGCCATCGTTTCCGAAGTAAATTGCGATGGCGATTTAAACACTGCCGCCAACACGCCAGTTAGCGGTCAACCGATTGGTTACTATCGCGTCACGTCACTAACCGCCGACAGCGGACAATTCACCATGTCGGCGACTTATGGTGGCGTAACCATCACCAAGGTATTTACGGTCGGTAAAGCAAAAGCCGGTCAAGATGGCAGCGGCACTAGCGCCGTATCCATCATATTAAGCCGCACAGCGGTCCAGTTGACCGCATACGCGGACGGCAGTGTGCCGAGTTACGCGGACGCGTCCGGCCAGTTGACCGTGTATAGCGGCGCAACAGACGTGACCGCATCGGCCACGCTATCCGCTTCGGCCAGTAGCGGCGTTACCGGAACGATTAACACGGCGACAAATACGCCGGTTAGCGGGGAGCCAAAAGGCTATTACCGCATTACGGCCATGTCGGGTGACGTTGGTTCGTTGACCTTCACGGTTCTATACAACGCCGTTACGTACACGGCCACGTTTAGTGCATCGAAAAACAAAGTTGGATACGAAATCGTCGGATCATTACCGACAACCAACCTGTTCGAGGGCCGAATCGTATTCCTGACGACCGACGACAAGTTGTACCGCTACACCGGTTCGGCTTGGACGGCAGCGGTTAGCGGCGCGGATATTACGGCTGGCACTCTGCAAACGGCGGCGTTCGCGTCGAGCATCGAACCCGTAACCATTGTTTCGTCGGTTCCCGGCACGAAGTCGACGAATTCCATTTTCAACACGTCCGACGGCAAGTTGTATCGCTGGAATGGTTCCGCTTATGTTGCTACGGTTGCATCAACCGACATAAGCGGCACAATTTCCGACGCTCAAATTGCCGCAGTTGCAGCCGCTAAAGTGACGGGACAATTAAGTGATTCACAGTTGGCCGCGATTGCAGCGGCAAAACTGACAGGGCAAATTGTCGGTACACAAATAACGGATGGCGCAATTTCAACCGCTAAAATTGCAGCGGGCGCTATTACGTCTAATGAAATTGCCGCTAACACTATTACCGCAGCGGATATTGCGGCTGGCACTATCACCGCAACGGAACTGTCGGCGGGATCAGTCACAACCGCAAAAATTGCGGCTGGCGCTGTCACAGCAAACGAGATTG